CACTCCCCCATTCCCAAAATTTTTACAAAAACTTTTTTGCCCCAAAGCTTTCCCACCACTCCCTTCCCTTCCTTCCCTCCTTACACCCACAGTCCCTAGGTGCTTCCATTTCTTTCCAAGATATGGGTATACTGTCGCCAGCATTAACACGCATGGGGATTGCCAGCCACAGGTAGCCAATTGAGGCTTCTTGCTCGTTGGACAAACAGTGCCCAGCCGTGTTGGTGGTTCCATTGCGGATTGCGGTGGTGAATTGACTGGGCCAGTAGCCACCAACAACCTATTGAAAGGCATAGTATGTGGTCATTGGCGCACCCTTTGTATGACATTGATGATATGGTTGAGATGAGTGACTCTATCTATGGAGCGGAGATAGATGGGGTGCTTACTAGAGATAGAGCAGTGTTTAGGCATAGGTTAACGGTTGCCACTACTGAGCAGATATTTAATAAGGGCCGTGAGTTTATTGCGGTTTGTAGATGTGAACCCCTTGATGAACTGCTAGGCTTTTGCTGGTTTGACCGGGGAGGTTATACAACCTACAGCAATGAAGAGATCAGTAATGCTAAGTTCCACCACCTTGATCTACAGCTACCTGTAAAGACAAGGGTGCGGATGATTAATGAGATGATTGACCAGCATATACTTTGGGCGCATACTTGGGGTGTGCCTGTTGTTTGCTCTACTTCTATTAGGGGGGAGCATGATGGGTTTATGAAGATTCACAAAAAGCGTGGGTTCACAGTGAATGGCTCTTACGCTTGGATACGAACTGAGAAAGGTATTGCATGTTTGAAATGAGGCCAGAGGGATCTAAGGTCACTGACTTTCGCAAGAACAAAGGTGGTCGACCCAAATCTATTGTCAACAAAGTCACTGAGTATGGCGCTCACTTTAATAAACTCAATGAAGAACGCCTATCAATGGGTCTACCTCCATTGAAAACGGCTATGGATGTTCTGATTGAGGCTATGCAGTCTGATGAGTTGGACATTAAAGAGAAGTCTAGAATTGCTGAAAAGCTGGCTACCTTTGAGAGTTCAAGGGCACCTATTATCTCGATTGAACACGTTCAGAACATCACCAGGGATGAAGAGGTGGATGCTGATCAGGCGTTGAAAGATTTCATGGAATCTCTTAAAAAGGTGTAATATGCTGACCAAGTCTAAGACGGAGAAAGCTTTCTCCCAGAATGTGAAGACGGAAGTGAAGGCGGGTAAGCCACAAGACCAAGCGGTTGCGATTGCTTACCAAATTAAACGTGATGCTCAAGCCAAACGAAAGGGTTCAAAATGAGCGGTTATACATCTGGTAATAAGGCTCCTACGCTGATGGCGCAGGCTCCAAATCGCAAAGGCAACATTGATAAGCACCCTGCCAAAAAAGGCGGCGGCGTGACTTCTATCACTGGTTCTATGGGCAACACGGCACTTGCCGCTGGCTCACAAGGCGCTCCTTCTGCTGGCGGCAATGTTGTCTCTCGCAATCAGAAAGTCCAAGTGTCTCGTCCTGCTTCCAACTATGGTTGCAACGATGACTATCGCTCTTCTTCCTATTTGAAGTGAGGTCATCATGTACGGAAAAGTAATCAGCGGTGGTGCCGCTATGCGTAAAGGCCTGACTAAGGGCATTAACGACAAACTTAAAGGCCATGCCGCAGAGAATGAGCGCCGTCAAACGGTGGCTACTGCTGTTGAGAATGCCTACAAAGTCTTGACTGTTTCTAGCCAACACACCAACAATGTCCGTGGTGGCAAGTTCACTAAACCCTCTGTTCCCTCAAAGGTTTGATATGAAGATTACCGAATTTGAACGTGGTGAAAACAACGAAATCATTGCAGTGTTGGAAGACGGATCTAAACAGATTTTGTCTTTTGATTATGTGGCTCAACACCGTCCCCAGGTTGGTGATGAGATTGTAGTAGAAGAGTAAACAAGGAATAGCATGGCAACGTATGACATTGAGGCCTTAAAGGCCGACCTTCCCACGGCTAAAGAACTGGCCCAATTTGTTTACGATAAGACCCAGATTGCTCTGGACCTTGTTGGCAAACCAAAAGAAGACCAGTACCACGCCGCCCGTAATGCACTAGAGGGCAAGAAAGTCCCCGGTGAATTCCTGACGGACGAAAATCCGTATGTAGATCGGCGTGAACTTATCCCTGAAGATGAGTTGCGTATCATGCCTGCAAGAAGTGAAGATCTACCTTCCGAGGATTCACAGGTGCATTACTTTGGGGCCACCAACATGCCTCACCCTGATGACCCTCAGTCGGATAAAAAAGTGGCAATCGATTTCAAGAAATATGAAAACGGTGTGATCACTTTCCAGATTGTGGCTCCAGTAGAGAAAGTCGCTGTTGGGTCCCGGCTTAACAAGTACGGTCAAGTACAGCCTGAGAAATATACGTGGTTAGACCCCCGTACACCAGAGACTGTTTTGCGCCGTGCTGATGGCACTTTGACCAAAGAAGGCCGTGGTCTGTACACGTACTGTGTTGGTGAAAAAGGTAGCGGCATTTGGCCTTTGATTGACAAAGAAGTTGTGGCTATTGCCCAAAAGAATATTGCCAATCCGTGGGCTTAAATGAGCGACTACACCGAGGTATTTCGCCAAAGGTTGTCTGGGCAGGCTGAAGTGTGTGCAAGAAAAACCCTTGAATGGTTGCAAAAAGACCTTCAGGGGGCAAACAAGCTTCAGCCTATTGAGATCTATTACTTGGCATCAGCCGCAGAGATCTTGTTAAGCCTGCGAGACTTGTATGGCAAAGAGTGAATCCAGTGAATACATACTACCGATCTACAAAGATCGGGCGTTAAAGCACATGGTTCAGCTTGCTGGCGGTAAGAAAGCCATCAAGTATCTCAGCCCTGAACAACTCAAGGCTATGAAGATAGCCAGGGACAAAGTTGCACAAGACATGCAATTTAACCAGTTAAAGTGGTTCCGTCCCTTTCCGTATCAAAAGAAATTTTTTAAGACTGGCAAAGAATTTAGCCGCCGGGGCATGATTGCGGCTAACCGTGCTGGCAAAACCATTGCGTCTACCTTTGAGACAGCCTATCATTTGACAGGCATTTATCCTCCCGACTGGGACGGTAAGGTGTGGGATAAGCCCATTGTGGCTATGTGCGCCGGGGAATCCTGGGAGCAGGTAGCTAAGACATTGCAGTCTAAATTGCTGGGTTGCGATGATATTAAGCAAGGGTACAAGCTAGGTTCTGGGACTATTCCAAAGGACAAGATTGATGAAAAATCCATTCGATCAGACGGAGCCAACGTCCTTGCCATTGAAGTCTGGCACATCTCAGGTGGAAAGTCTAAGCTGTATTTCTCCAACTACACACAGCAAGTCCGACACCTCCAGGGATTTGAGTTGGATCTTGTCGTGCTTGACGAACAACCTCCAGACGAAACTTTCTCAGAACTTGTTGTGCGTACAGCGTCTAGAGAAGGACAGGTTATCTGTTCATTCACGCCCCTTAAAGGACTCTCAGGGCTAGTGCGTAAGTTCTGGGACAACATCGATGGCTACTGCCACGTGCGGGTGACCTGGGATGATGTGCCATTTAAGAATGAATGGGGTGAGGAATTCTTCTCCCAGAAAGAGCGGGAACAACTAGCCCGAGACTTTATGCCGTGGGAGCGAGACTGCCGCATGAAAGGCATTCCATTGGTAGGCAAAGGCGTGGTCTTTCCGCTTCTTAATTGGCCCACATATAAAACAATAGACCTTGATCTTAAGAATAATGAAAAGCTTGAGCGGTTAATTAGCTTTGATTTGGGGATTAAAAACGACCCCACCGTGATTAGCTTTTTCTTTAGAGATCCAGTGGCTGAGATGATTTACTTGCACAGACAAGTGACGGTCCCTATGGGTGAGACTCCAGACGAATATGTGCATTATTTGATGGACAACGATTCCAGGGGGGTGCCTATTGCTTTGCCGCATGATGCCGCCACTGCTGGACGATATACGCTGACGGAACAATCTATCCGAGAGGTTTTTGAAGATACATATGGACTAAACTGTATTCCAGGTGCTATTCTTAACCCGCCAAACGATCAAGGCAAAGTCACTAACCACAAAGCATACGGAATCAATATAATGCGGATGGGTATGGAGCGTAATTCTTTTATGATCAATGAATCCTGCAAAGCATTCCTTGATGAAGCTAGAAACTACGCCATTGATGACGCTGGGCGGTTTTCTGATCCTGATGATCACATTGACTCAGCCAGGATTGGCGTTTTGGCGCTGATCCAAGGGCACGGGGAATCTTTGGTCAGCAGGACAAACAATTTTGTGCAAAAACGCTTTAAGCCCATAGAGGGCAAGATGCAGAGGATTTAATATGCTGGACAAACAAAACATCGTTGTGGAAAGCTTGGAAAGTCCTCCTGGCAATAAAGGAATTGAGTACAAAGTAGCCCACGAAGCTTACTTAAAAATGGTGGATTACTTGAGACTGACTCAAGCTAAAAACACCCTCAATCGGATGACGGATTATCACTATCTGAACATCCCAGTATCCAACTCTACAGAACCTATTCGGGGCATTGATTATATTGCTCCAGTCGTTACCCCTGGTATTGATTATTCAACCGCTGTCATTACCAAAGGCCTGATGCCTGACGGTGAAGTTAACTTTGAATTCCAGAAGTTTAACGAAGCTGATGTTGGCTCAATGCAAGCCGCTGACATGGTGAAATACTTCATTAACAGCAAAAACGATGCATATCAAATCATCCGTGATTGGACGCAAGACGCATTGCTCCACAAAAACGGCATTGTGATGATCTCCCCCGTGCGAGAACCCATTACCCAGTACAAAGAAGTTGAAGGCACTAAAGATCAATTGCGTTCTTTTGAGATCATGGCGGCTGACAAAGGTCTGACTACCAAGCGCCAGCAAATGCGCCGTATTGATGTCAACCTTGAAGGCGTGATGCAAGAAACCATGATGCCTGATGAGACAGGTGCATCGGTCGACATGGAAGACAGCATTAAAGCCAATACGATATATCGTGCCAAATACAAGATGACTGGTTACTCAACCAACATCCGTATTAAGCACGTTGCACAACACTACTTTGTCTGTAACCCCACTATTCCTGGCATTCAAAACCAAGACTTCTGTGGTTTCTACCAGCCCATGACTATCCATGAGGCCAAACAACAGTACCCGTATATTGAACTCGAGTCATTTGCTGAACATGCCGCCTACGGTCCTGCTGGTGCTTACCAAGCTGGTGCTTTGGAAAACGATTTGGCTCTCCACGCACGAGATTCAACCCCTGTCCCTGGTCAAGGCGTAATTGCTTCTGCTGGCGCTGATCGGTTTAGCCGTGTGGTTATGCTGACCACCTGCTGGATGCGCCGGGATGTAGACGGTGACGGAGAAGAAGAAACAGTAGAGATCTGCTATTCAGGCTCCTACATCCTGTATATCAAAGAAGTCGATTTCATCCCATTGGCAAGCATGTGCCCCAAACCCATTGTGGGCAACTTCTTTGGGTATTCCCAGGGTGAGCGTTTGGTTCCTTTGCAGGAATACAAAACCGCTATCAACCGTGCTGAGATTGCTTTTGCTTTGCAGGCATCTACCCCACGCATTGGTGTCAACCCAGAGTTTATTGACGCTGAAGAAATACAACGTGGTGTATCTGCCATGTTTATTTTGGACCGCAAATTTGATCCAGGTAAGCACGTATTTGAGTTTGCCCCAATGCAAGGCAACCTTGCGTATATACAAGACGCTATGGATCGGTTTGATGCCGACAAGATGGCAATGCTTGGCATGACCAATCCCAACGACACCCTCAATCCAGAGGTGATGAAAGACGGAAACAGCGGGTACAAGTTGCAATTGGCAATGGGTCCAAATCAGTTGATCCAAGATGAGATGATTAAGAACTGCGCCATTGGCTTGAAAGACGCAATTTATATCGTCTGGAAGACCATGATTCAGTATTCTGATGACTACAACATCCAGCAACTGGCAAACGCTTGCATGGAAGGCCAAGATTTTCTTGATGCCAAGTCAATGGAAAACTACGACTTTATTGATCGCCGCATGATCAACATTGACATGGCTTTGGGGTTCTTGTCCGAAGAAAACCGCTTAACCCGTCAACAGTTGATCATCCAGGCTCAGACTGCTTTTGCCCAGGCGCTCACTCAGATGTCTCCAGAAGTGCCTGAGTTGTTTGCAAAATTACGCCGTCCTTACGAAGACACGCTCTATGCCTTGGGTGTTAAGCACTGCGATGCATACCTGCCTACTTTTGACGAAGCGGCAAAGATTGTGCAGGCCAAGGCGGCTCAAGGTCCCAGCCCTGAACAGCAAGAAACCCAATCAAAGGTTGATCTCAATAAATCTAAAGTGGAAGAAACAGCGGCAAAAACAGCGTTGCTGTACAAACAAGCTGAAGACATTGACATGGACAACATGTTTGAGGGAATTGCGGCAAAACGTGGAAAGTTAAGCGCCGTACAAATTGATTAAAGGATGGCAATGAATAGCATAGTAACTAAGATCAGAGAACACTTCAACCGAAGAACCAAGGGGATAGATGCACAAAAAGGGGGTAATCCTGAACAACGAACTCTAGTAATTCAAAACGGAGAGGCCGCAGGTCGGCTTTTGCGTAGCGAAGATTTTGCATTGATGTTTAACCTGTACAGGTTTGACATGTTAAGCCGCCTTGAAGATAGTAAAGGCGATTCAGAAAGAATTGAGAACGCATATTATGTTGCTGGAGTCCGGGATTTCATTACCTTTGTCGAAAAGAGTGAATTTCTCGCTAAAGTGGCAAATAAAAATGTTGAAACTTTAACGAAAAAGGAATAGCATATGTCAGACGTTATCGAAAACTCGACCGTCACAGAGCAAACTGGTAGCGCAAACCCAGTTGACGCTATTGCTGGAATGATTGCCGCCAACAGGCGAAACAATCCCCAGCCAAATGGTAGTCAACCGCCACCAGCGGGACAAGAAGAGAAATCTTCCCCCGAGGCGGCTCCTGATTTGGAGGCCGAACCTGAAAATGTTGAAGGTGAAACTGAAGAAACTGTAAGCGAAGAGAATACTGATGATCCCTCCGAAGGAGTTAGTGACCCAGTTAATTTCTTTGAGTTTGCAGATGAGAACCCAAATCTAAAACTGCGGATTCCTAATAAAAACGCCGAAGGTGGGTTTATTGAGATCACAGCTAAGAAAGCGGCGACTCTTCTTGGTCAAACCAGCGACATTGATGAAAATGCTCGTAAGCTTAAAACCGAACGTGCTGATTTTGAAGAATATGAGGCAAAACGCCGAAGTGAACTTGATGGTTTACAAATTGGTTTAGAGTTAACAGTAGTCCCACAGCTACAAACTGCGGCAGACGAACTGGTAACCCTTCAGCAATATAACCAGCAATGGCAACAAATCTATCAAAACGCTACTGATGAAATCAGACGTAGCGAAGCAGAAGCGGCAATACGCCAAAACTCTGCGCTGATAGAAGAGAAGTCATCGTTCATCAAAGCTAACCGCCCCAGAGTTGAGCAGTTTTTTGAACACCGATCTGCTTTTGTAAAAGAGCAGTTAGAGCGGTCAAGACAAAGTTTTGCCGACAAAGAACTAGCCAACAAGGCAACTTTTAGCGAACTCCGTGATAAGTTGTCTAAAGAGTGGAAAGGTGCAAGTGGTTCATTTGTCCCTGGTGTCCAAAACATTGATTTGGTGTCCAGTGATGAATATCTCTTAGGTCTTATTCGGGATGGGATGAAATTCCGAGAAGGACCCAAGGTAAAAAATGCAGGTGGATCTTTGGCGGCGGCTAGTAAGCCAACTGCCAGGGCTAAAACCTCACCCAGCACCCAAAACGAAGAACTTCAAAGGAAAGCGGCGGCAGGCGATAAGAATGCGAGTCGGGACCTTTTAGCAACCATGTTGGCGGCAAACAAACGCCGCCGATAACTCAGGAGTTTTTCAAATGGCTACTATTACCTCTGCGGCACTTGGTAACGGCAATGGCTCGTATACCACCGATATCGTTGTCAAAGACCTCGATATGACTGTCAGTAACTATGTTAAAGACCGCACCCCGGTCACTAACATGGCTATGTCCAAAAAACGCAAAGTCAATTCGACTCTGCACATTTGGCCTAATGACTATTTCCGTACCCCTGCTTTGAACGCAAAATTGGAAGGTGCATCGGTTGACTCGTCTGCCGCCGCCTCCAACACCCGTGCAAACTTGGGTAACTACACCCAGATTTTCACCACCGTGATCGGCGCCACTGGTACCGCTCGTGCTGTTGAACAGGCTGGTGGCGACCCCCAGGCATATCAAGAAGTCAAGCAATTGACCGAGATCATGTTTGACGTTGAGTTGCAATTGGTTCGTGCTGACGGTGCCTCTATCAAGTACGCTGGTCAAGCCGCTACCCAAGGTGCTTCACCCAACAACGGTCGCCGCATGGGTTCGCTGTATTCTTTCGCTGGCACCCGCTCTGGTAACCCCACCAGCGGCACGGCAGTGTTGAATATCGCTACTTCTGATAGCAACGACACGACCTCCACCACTTCTACCAACACGCCTTTCAACGGTTCGTTGGCAAATGCTGGTTTGGGTTACTTCTCGTTTGCCAGCGGTCAGACCCTGCAACAGTTCAGCCCGTTCCTGTACAAGCAGTTGGTTACCACTGCCGAGCAACGCTTCAATGCCAAGATTACCAACATGGTAGTCCCAACATCGATGCGTACTCACATCAGTGATACCCTGCCTACCAGCCGTTCTATCAACCGTTTTAACCCGGCTGACAAGGGCGACACCATTGGTACGTATGAAGGTGACTTCAACTACACGTACCAGATTGATGACTGCTGGATCATGGACCAGACTGGCGCTGACAACACCTCCGTGTTGTTTATGAACCCTGATGTTATTCAGTGGGGTTCTTTGCGTGAGTTGGGTCCAAACAACGAAGTGTTCAGCAATGCTGACGCTTCCTTGGATCAGTACATCATGGAAGGCACCTTGATCGTGCGTAACCCTGCTGGTGTTGGCGTGTTGGCTGGCATCTCCCCCACGGGAGCCGCTGTGACTGCACCTCGTCCCACCGCTCAGTGCGCTCGTTATTTGACCTGATAGGTTCATTTCTGAAGGGGGTCCGCAAGGGCCTCCTTTGGAAAGGAGCAAAGCATGGAATTGAATTTAAAAGATGAAGACGTCAAAGTTAATGAAGATTACTATTTAAAGGGTAATCTTGAGTCTGGCATAGAAGGCGTTTTACGCAAAAATGATCAGTTGTTCAATGAAGTCAAGTCTGGCACTTGGTCGCAGACATTCCAAACTGCTAACCTCAACTACAAAATTGGTGCTCAAGACGGGGAACGGTATGTCCAGTATGAGCAAAAAAACATTGAAGCTGTAAAACAGTTTTGCAAAGAGCGCCGAGAGTTTCATGCTATCCACGGCACTGACAATCCATTCTTTGCAGGCACCGCACACATGATGCAACTGCCCAAGTGTTTTGCCCATGAAATCAGTTCCAAGTGGTTTAACAACCGCCCTTGGGAATTGATCAAACAGGAGAAAGAGGACAAGATTCTCTTTTACGCTATTGTCAACGAATACTATTCAGATTTCGTGTGCCACCCTAGCGGAAAAATTCCACTCCCCTATAATCCAGCAATACCTACAAAGTGAGGATTCGGTATGGCCCTATTCATTCAATCAGCTAATATTTTAGTTAGCCGAGTAGCACAGTGGATAGGCGCAATCCCATCAGCAACTGGTATCAACGCCAGTTCAATCAACACTTCAACAGGCCTTATCACCACATCTGCCAATCCAACTTCTGTTGTTCAAGTTGGCGACTTTATCGGCCCCAGTTTAATAAATAGCTTTACCGTTGTTTTAGAGGTGACCACCACCACTATTTTGGTTAACGACCCAGATGGCGTGTGGACTGGTCTTTCCTTGCCAACAGCTATTTTGAAGCTTCCTACTCAGTCTTCTATTGAGATTCAGTCTTGTATTCAGTTTGCTGAATTGAAAATGCGGACGATTGAGTTGCCTGCATTGCGGACAAATCCATATGGGGCAAATCCTACTATTTTGACTACAGACACAAACGGCATGGCTCCTATCCCTGCGGATATGAACTGGCCTATTTTGTTCTTTCAAGAGACACCCAATAGCAACGTGGCACCTGGGACTCCAGCGGCATCTATGGGCCCTTGGATTATTTATGACCGTGTTGGCGACAGAGAGATCATTCGCCGCCGCATGATTGACCAACTGTATGTGCGTCCTTTTGGCGTTCCACGGGTAATCCGTGCGTCATTCTCTGAAGTCGGACCTAATTATGTGTTTACGCCAAACCCTGGTGCAAACGTAGAAATCAAGGCGTATTACACACGTACCTTCCCATTCTTGTTTAGCCCTACTGGGGATGCAATCAGTCCTATTGTGCAGAACAATGGTGCGCTGGCATCTTTCCCTGAAGGTTACTTTTACGGTACTCTTGAATCGTATTACGACAAAAACAAAAACGTGGAAGAAGCCCAAAAATGGAAAACCAGAATTGATGAGGCTTATGGCTTAATTGAAGATCAAAACTTCAAGGATAAATGGCGTGGTGGTGATCAACACCTCACATCAGAATTCCAGCCCCGTGACTACAGATATTCGTTCAAGTAAGGAGCATCATGGCAACAGGTGGTCTTTACGGAAGCAGTGCAACTGGTACTGTTGCGGCCTCCACGGGCGCAGAAACCGCTGGTCTGTACGGCAATCCCACTACGCTTGGTGGGACTTACTTTGAATACCTCATATTCTTAGAAAGTGCTACCAACCCTGGTACGCCCACGGGTGGGTCATGGAGTTTTGTAACCAACGTAGGCACTCCTCCGACTGGCTGGAGTAACACGCCACCTGTAAGCCCAACCACCATTGTTTGGCTGTCTATTGCGCTGGTTAATTCAAGAGATTCAGCGGCACTGGTTTGGTCAATTCCTGGGCAAATCTTTAAACAAGGTCCTACGGGTCCTATTGGCCCAACTGGTCCTTTGGGTCCTACTGGTCCTACAGGTGCTACAGGGCCAACGGGTTCACAAGGCATCCAGGGCGTTACAGGCCCAACTGGAGCCACTGGTCCAACAGGCGCTCAAGGCATCCAAGGGGTAACAGGCCCTACGGGGGCTACAGGACCAACTGGCCCACAGGGTATTCAGGGTGTTACAGGTCCCACTGGCGCTACTGGGCCTACTGGAGACATTGGTCCCACTGGTCCTACAGGTCCGCAAGGCATTCAAGGTGTCACTGGTCCAACAGGTCCCACGGGCGCACAGGGTATTCAAGGGCCAACAGGTCCGACAGGTCCGACAGGTGCGGCATCTACCGTCACTGGTCCTACTGGCCCAACAGGTGCTATTGGCGCTACAGGCCCTACGGGTGCAACTGGTCCAACAGGCGGTACAGGTGCTGGTGGTGCTTTGGGGTATTACGGAGCATTCCAAGACACAACAACTCAAACTATTGCAAGCACTACAACTGCTTATGCAATGACATTAAACACAACTGATGAAGCTAATGGAGTTTCTATAGGAAGCCCAACATCAAGAGTTGTGTTTACAAATGCTGGGACATACAACTTTCAATGGTCTGGTCAATTTCAAAACACAGATACTCAAGAACATGATGTTCAAGTTTGGGTGCGTAAAAACGGAACAGATTTAACAGGATCAACAGGATTTATTGCCATCCCAGCTAAACACGGTGGTATTGATGGTCACTCAGTTGTAGGCTGGAATTATGTTTTAACTCTTGCGGCAAATGATTACTTAGAGCTTTATTGGCAAGCATCTAATACTGCTGTTACGTTACAAGCGTATGCAGGAGGAACTACTCCAACAACTCCTTCAACTGCAAGTCTTATTGTCACTGCTACGCAAGTCATGTACACCCAGCTTGGCCCAACTGGTCCAACTGGATCTATAGGCCCCACTGGACCTACTGGCCCCACGGGTGCTACGGGTGCCGCCTCAACTGTGACTGGGCCAACAGGACCTACGGGAGCAATAGGCCCCACAGGCCCCACGGGAGCAACTCCAGCTATTGGCGGGTCAACAACTCAAGTGCAGTACAACAACGCTGGCGCTTTGGCTGGATCGGCTAATCTGGTGTGGAGTGGTACACAACTGTCTGTTATTGGTAGCATCAACGCTACTACAGGCGTTTCTGGGGGTACATTTTGACCACAGCTAGTTTTTACGGCGGGAATGCTGAATCCGTTGGCTTGTATGGCAGTGGATTTACTGTTGGCGGCACATACTTTCAGTGGTTTGTGTTTCAACAAAGTGCATCTGCACCTGCAACGCCAACTGGTGGCTCTTGGGACTTCACGACTAACACTGGAGTACCTCCCGCTGGCTGGTCGACAACACCACCTACAACGCCGACTACTTTGGTGTGGGTATCAATTGCAGTAGTCAACAGTAAAAACGCAAGCAGTCTGACTTGGTCAACGCCTGGGCAATTTGCTTACTCTAGCGGTGCTGGATTGCCTATTTTGACGGGTACAAATGCGCCAGGAAGTGGTGATGGTGTATCTAATCAACTGTACGTACAAACAAACACAACCCCTCAAACAGTTTGGATAAAAGAATCAACCACTTGGGTTCAACTGACTGGTTCTTCAATATACTTAACTGTTCTTGGTGGCGTAAGCGGCGGCACATTCTGAGGTTAAAAAATGGCACAAACTAACTACACTCCCATCCAGCTTTATTCTTCAAGCACTGCAACCAATACTCCTTTGGCGGCTAACCTTGCGGCTGGTGAGTTGGCAATCAACACTGCTGATGGCATATTGTTTTACAAAGACAGCAGTAACGTAGTTCAAAAAATTGGTTATAAATTAACCCCTACTACTGCTGGCGGCACAGGCTTAACTTCATTTACCGCAAATGGTGTGGTGTATGCCTCAAGCACAAGTGCTTTGGCTACGGGTAGTGCGTTGGTGTTTGATGGTACGAACTTGGGGGTGGGTGTTTCGCCCACTTATAAGTTGGATGTGTCAAAAGCCGCTGCGGGTGATGTGGCACGATTTACAAATGGCGGGGCATCCAACAAATCATTGTTTGTGTATACCGATGCCACATATGCGGCAATTGCAACGGGCGTGGGAGCCTCTGGAAACGGCATTGCTTTTGATGCTGTCAACAATAAAGTATTGTTTACCACCGCCAGCACAAACCAGATGTTCCTTGATGCCAGCGGTAACTTGGGATTGGGTGTTACGCCTAGTGCTTGGACTAGCATTTTTAAAGCGGTACAAGTCAAACAAGGCTCTATTTCAACTGATAGCAGTAACAACACAACCTTTGCAAACAACTGTTATTTTGACGGTGCAAACTGGAAATACATTAACACCGCAGCTTCACAGCAATATTTGCAATATGCTGGCCTACATATTTGGAATACAGCCTTATCTGGCACAGCAGGTAACGCAATCACCTTCACCCAAGCAATGACGCTTGATGCCAGCGGTAACTTGGGTATTGGTGCTACATCGCCAGGAGCAATACTTGATATAAGAAAAGCCGCAAGTGGCACTGTTGGGCCTACGCTGTCTTTGATAAATTCAGCCACCAGTGCCGTTGGTAATGCGGTTGATATAAATATGGCTGGTAATCCCGGCGGTGGGGCTTTGGCTCCAACGGGGCGCATTAGATTAACAGAAGCTTCTGGTGCGGTTTCGACTATGTCGTTTTGGACTTATAACGGCACTATTTTTGCAGAACGGATGTCTCTTGATCCAAACGGTAACTTGCTGGTGGGGACTACTGGTATCTCAACAGGATCGTTTAAAGGACTTCAAGTTGGTGTAAATGCTGGTGGTTTTGGAAATTATTTAACTCAAAATCCAGCAGGTACTTCCACAAGGCAATGGAATTTTGGTATGAATAGTTCAGACCAATATGTTGTCTATGGATACAACAACACAACATTTAATACAGGTGCTTATATTGCTTGGGGCGGTACATCTTGGACTGCTCAATCTGACGAACGCAAAAAAGACATTATTGAACCCATTGCAGATGCAATGACTAAGGTATCAACACTCCGAGCAGTTATTGGTAAGTACAAGACAGATGTAGAAGGTACTCGCAGAAGTTTTTTGATCGCCCAAGATGTGCAAGCGGTATTACCAGAAGCTGTAGACGCAAGCAATCCAGATGATTTAGGTGTTCAGTACACAGAAGTCATACCTTTGTTGGTTGCCGCAATCAAGGAACAGTCTGCCCTCATCACCCAACTCACCGCCCGTATAACCGCTTTAGAAGGAGCATAAATCATGTCCCTGACTCAAGAAGAAGCACACCGCTTGTTTGAGTACAAGGATGGTGTGTTGTATTGGAAAGTTTCAACGGCGCAATGTGTTGAAATTGGGGATGCTGTTGGTGGAACAAATGGAAGAAAAAATCCATATTTGCGTACAAAAATTAATAACCAACGGTATCTTGTTCACAGGATTATTTTTTTAATGTGGCATGGTTACACGCCTGAAATTGTTGACCACATTGATGGCAATATTTCAAACAACAAAATTGATAATTTAAGACCTGCCAACAGGTGTGAAAACCGTCACAATGCAAACAAAAATAAAAACAACACATCAAATTGCAAAAATGTTTTTTATCATAAAAACCGTAATGTTTGGATGGTTCGAGTTATGGCAAATAAAAAAATTATTCACTGCGGAACATTTAAAGATTTTGAACTTGCTGAATTGGTCGCCCACGAAGCAAGAAATTTGTATCATGGGCAATTTGCCCGTCACGCTTAAAGGAGTTAAATCATGAGTACCATAGTCTGGAACATTTCCCAACTTGACCGACAAACCTATGATGGTTTTGTCACTACCGCACATTGGCAAGCAAATGCAACCGATGGGGATTACTCTGCATCTGTGTATAGCACTTGTTCATGGCAACCCGGCACACCCACAATCCCCTATGACAGCGTGACCATGCAAGAAGTGCTGGATTGGTGCTGGACAAGCGGCGTGGACAAGGATGCCACGGAAGCATCCCTGCTGGCTCAGATTGAATTGCAGAAGAACCCTGTAACCGCCACTGGAGTGCCTTGGGCATAATAGATAAGGGCAACCCGCTGGCCCAAACAGCGGCATTTTTCAAGGAAAAGCAATGCAAGAAATTACCTTAACCCTTTTGGAAGCAGAAGTTAAAGACATCATCAATGTCCTCAACCAATTGCCGACAGGATCAGGCGCTTGGCCTCTGGTTCAAAAGATTGCAGGCCAACTGCCAGTACAAGAAGTAAAAGACACCGTGCAATGAAAATAGCTGTCTACGCAATATCCAAAAACGAATCACAGTTTGTTGAGCGTTTTTGTAAGTCTGCTGTAGACGCTGATCTCATTGTTATTGCGGACACTGGCTCGACAGATAACACTGTTGAGTTAGCCAAGGAGCATGGTGCGGTTGTTTACGACATCTGCATCAGCCCTTGGCGCTTTGATAAGGCAAGAGATGCCTGCTTGTCTTTACTTCCCAGAGATGTAGATATCTGCATATCCCTAGACTTGGATGAAGTCCTAGAACCTGGGTGGAGACAAGAGATTGAACGTGTCTGGAGGGATGAAACCACCAGAATGCGGTACAAGTTTGACTGGGGAAGTGGCATCTCTTTCTATGCAGAAAAGATCCATAGTCGCCACGGCTATCACTGGCACCACCCTTGCCATGAAAGTCTCAGACCTGACCCCAGGCTGACTGAAATCTGGTCGCATTCAGACATGTTGCTAGTCACGCATCACCCTGACCCAACAAAGTCTAGATCACAGTACCTTGACCTGCTTAAAGTAGCGGTCAAAGAGGACAAAGAATGCCCTAGAAACGCTTTTTACTACGCCAGGGAACTGACGTTCTACGGTCATCACAGAGAAGGCATAGAGGCTTTAAACAGGTATCTAGCACTGCCAGACGCTGTGTGGACAACAGAGCGTTGTTATGCCATGCGGTTGTTGGGTAAGTGCTATGAAGAACTTGGAGATGAACGGGCTGTAAAGTGGTATCGGCTGGCTGTGGCTGAGTGCCCAGAAACCCGTGAACCTTGGATGGATCTGGCTATGTACGCCTACAGGAAGTCGTTGTGGGCAGAGTGCTATGGTGCGGCTATTTCAGCTTTGAACATTACTGATAAACAGATCAATTACACGATGGACCCTGTAGTGTGGACTGAGCGCCCGTATGACCTAGCGTCTATTGCGGCATATCGCTTGGGATTCAAAGATCAAGCTATTGAATTTTGTAAGAAAGCTTTAGAATTTGCACCAACAGACAACCGTCTTTTGAGTAATCTGGAGTTAATGAATGAGTGACTATCAAAGACTAAGAACGCCGTTCACTAACATGAGTTTTACTCCAGATGTGCCAAGCAATGCTTTGGGTCCAAATGAGTACAACTCAGGGCTGAATGTTGAGGCTGATGTCCGTGGAATAAAGAAGATCTACGGCGAACAAGAAATACTGTCTGCCATTCCTGGTAACCCTATCTTTATGAATAGTGGGTTTCGCAGTGAAACAAGCTTTGTCTACATTGTTGCCACTGTAGAAGGTAAGTGGTACATGCTGACTGCTGGTGGTATTACCAATATAACTCCCGGCGTTGGAGCCAACCCTAACGTGGCTTTGAGTGGTTATACCAATGACTTAAACATCACCACTTCTTGGGTGGGCAGTGTGTTTTTCATTAACGACACTTTGCGTCCTCCAATGTACTTTCTGCCAACAGCGACAGAAATCTACATTTACGACAGCGCTCCCGACAACTACGTGTGGAATTACGACATTGGTGTCTCTGCAACTAGGGCAGGCTTTGTGCGTAACTTCTGCTCACCCAACGTGGGAAACATTCTGATTGCAGGCAACATCACCAAAGATTTCACGGCAGGATCTACGATTAACTACCCAACCACTGTTCGCTGGTCACAGGCATTTGCGGGTACTGGCGTTCCTGCTACCTGGGTTCCCACCTTGAATAACGTAGCCAACGAACAAGAGATTCCCGTGCGTGGGCCTATCATTGATGGCTTCTTTTTTGGCGGTAACTTCTACGTTTGTTCATACTGGGACACCGTTGTTTTTTCCCCAATTGCCTATCAAAACAGCACGGCACCTATTTTTGGTATCCGTCTGTACAACCAAGGTCGAGGGTTGATCAACAACAACTGCTGGACAAATACTGACACTAGCGTTTATGGGGTCGACAGTAGGGATATCTGGGTGTTCAACGGGTCAGACTTTGCTCCATTGGGCAACCAAAAGGTGAGAGATTACTTCTACTCAAACCTCAGCCCTACCTATGCTGAACGTCTTTTCATGGTCAACAACACTCAGAAGAACCAGATTGAGATCTATTATCCCGATCTGACCTCGACTGGGTGGTGCAACCGTATGTTGTCATACCGCTATGACTTGCAGATATGGAATGCTCCCAAGCAGATCAATGGTGCCTGCAATGCCAGTGAGGCTCCCATCTTTAGTTCAGGGGCTTTTAAGCTGACCTCTAGGTGCGTCACATACGCCCGTGGAGGGGTAACAAGCCAGAAGTTGATACAGACAGGCCAGGGCAACTCTTTTATCAATTCAGCGCCCATTCCTGCATTGTTTGAACGAACTAACATGACCTTGTCTACAGACACTGGACCTGTTCCGTACAGTTCTAGGGTCTATGTCCACAGGATGTTGCCTGAGATTGCAGGTACTGGGACGGTCAATATCACTGTTGGCGGTGCTAACTCCACTGCTCAAACCCCTGTTTATGGGGCTACTGGGGTTACAAATATTTCTACTGATACGCCTTGGGTGACAACTCAGCAAAACAATGTACGGACTGTGTCCATAAAAGTAGAATCAAACGATGCTACAAATGCTTGGAATTTGACTGCCATGAACTTCCAGGCCACTGTCACTGAGGATGCGTTTTAATGCCTTTTTTGCTTGACGGTAATCCCACAACATCGGAGATATCTGATGCGCTTAACTATGTATTGAGTAATTTCAACACAAGTTACACGGCTGACCCTAATACAGGTCAGATCAGTGGGCCTACCGGGGAAGTACAAGGATATTTATACAAGTATATGGCTGTCAAATATGCTGACAGCTTTGATGGCTCTGTTAACTTTAGCAACTCGCCTACAAACAGGCAGTACTTTGGCATCAGAAATAATAATGATGCCGCTGAATCTTCTAATCCTGTTGATTATATTTGGACTCAAGCAACGGGTGGTTTTGGGGTTACCAAGTTTCTTTGGTTTATATGTACTGGTGGCCGTCAGATTCAATTTGCAGTTGCCACTGCGGCTCCAGATGCTGGTTGGTTAATAGACCCAGGCGCATCCATCGATCTTGATGTGGTGACTTCTGGGAATATCCCGGTGATTGCGGAAACATTCTTTTCGTACTTTACGCCAGCCACAATGCAGGTTCCAAGGACTGGTAACCCTCTTTCTCCAGTCTTTACCAACGTCAACCCAGTCATGTTTTCTACTGATGGCGGCGTTGTTGTCCCATTTACTGACGCACAGACAGACAGTAATGTGGGGTTTGTCAATAACTCTTGGCGTATTGGTAACTCATCAACCACTGGTAATGGGGATATTTCCTATACGAATATAACCATTGGCAATCCAACGGATGCTGGTGATTATGCTTTGTGGCCTGCGCCAACAGCAATGTCTGCCAGTCCTGCATATATCAACGTCCCGGTTAGATATAAAAACAGTTTAGGTGTTGTTAGTCAAGCATCAGTAGCTAGGGTTCAACTTGTATTTGCAGATCCCGGCGCTCAAGGCACTTCTGGACCATCTGTTGATATATCTGGATTTACTGGGTTTGTACAAAATCCTGCTGGTGCATATACCCCAACTAATGCTACGTTGACAGCAGTTACGCCAAATGTAACTTCGCCAACATATGCTTGGGTAATATCTGGAGCCACTCCTACTTCTGCTACAACAGCATCTGTAGTTGTTACTCCAACATCATCTTCTTCTGGTGTAACAGTAACGCTTACTGTTAATGGCACAAACTTGTTAAGCCCACTTAGCAGAACAATTATTTTGCCTGTTGTTTATGATGGTATTCCAGGGGTGGGCGGGGCTAATGGAATCATGTCGGCATTCCCGTCCATCTATTTGTGGACAGGCTCCTCAGTGCCTCCTACAAGGCCGTCAACGACCTCTACATACGATTGGGCAACTGGTGCCTATACAGCGCCTTCTGGATGGTCTACAGACGCTCCAACCAACACTACGGCTGGCAACTTTCTTTGGGAAATAACTATTCCATTGAATGTGGTTGCTACCACGCTTACATCCCCACTAGATTGGACAAATACCAGCTATCCTATCCGTGCAATTGCATATAACGGGGCTAATGGCAATAATGGATTAAATGGCTCTGCTACTTTTGTAGTTGACCGAGGACCAAGCACTAGTCCTGCATCTCCCAGTGATGCTGAATGTATTGCTGTTATTGGTAGAACTCCAGTAGCTGGTGATATTTGTACTGTTAGCTACAACAATAATAGCAACGCTACTGTTTGGAGATATACAAGCGGTAGTTATCCTTGGATTACTCAAGCCACTTATATTACTGGTAGTTTGATTGTTCAAAATACAATCACTGCCGACAAAATATCTACAACAACTGTATTTACTAATGCTCTTCAAGTAGGTATATCAGGCAACCTTCCTCAGATTAGTGGCAATACCATGACTGGTGCTGGCACATATTTGTATGCTGATGGACGGATGGTGACTGGTAACGCCAATAATAATATGGTGTTTGATGGCACCTCTTTGTATTTAAACGTCCCATTTTTGCAAAACCCAAAAACTTTAAATCAAACATCTACCGTGGCTAGTTCTTCAAATGCTTTGAGTGTAGGACCAACTACGCTTGCAAATGGTGTAGAAGTTACTGTGCCGACCAGTAGTAATTGGTCAATCATTTAATAGGAGTTATTATGACTACAAAAATAGACGGAACACTTGGTATTACTTTTCCAGATTCAACTGTTCAATCTACTGCCGCTCAAAGTATTGGAATTAGCCAAACTTGGCAAAACTTAACTGCAAGCAGAGGCGTAAACATCACATATACAAATAGCACGTCAAAACCAATACAAGTTTCTGTGCAAGGAAACTGTCAAGTTAATCAATATCTTGAGTTGGTTATTGATGGAGTTTCTGTAGCTATTAATGGTTGGAATAGTTTTGCTAGTGGCGCTGTTAATAGCAGTGTGTCGGGAATAGTTCCACCGGGCAATACTTATATTGTCAATTCAAGTGGTGTAAGTGGTGGTAGCCTAAAATGGGCTGAACTTAGATAAGGAAACATCATGGGTGGATTTTCATCACAAGTACAGCAAGCCCAAACAAGCCAGCCTGCTCCATCATCTGGCAAAGGTGGAACTCATGAAGCTTTAGTAAAAGCACTTGTCCCACAAGCCATTCCAAAACCAGATCAAGTTGCCCAGCCTATACCTGAATCCGTGGCACAGCCTGCTGTTATGCCTCCCGGCGGTGGTGGCAAGGGTCAGCGCAATTATGAGCAACCTAATTACGCTCCTCCTGATAACACTATGCGTGGAAAAGGCAGTTCTACCAATTCAGCCACTTCTGGGCAACCCAGGATGGGCCAACCAAATCGCTATGCAAATACTATTCCCCAGTGGGATAATGCATCACAGCAACTAGCACCCGCTCAAAGTAGCGGTAAAGGGAAAGGCGGTTAATCATGGGTGGCGGTAAATCATCTGGTAGTCAAAATACGACTACAACGGTTCAAATGCCTGATGAGCAAAAACGGCTTTTAGGCGAACAAACCAAGTTTTTAAGTGAAGTAGCTTTCCCCGCTTACAAAACCACGATTGGCGGGGCTAAAGATGTGTATGGGCAAGTTGCCCCTGCCGCTACCACTGCCGCTAAGACTGCAATGGATGTTGCTGGTCGTGCAGGTGCCCAACAAGAACGTGCTGGCTCCTCTGCCCTGACAAGCGGTATCCAAGGCCTCCAATCGCTGTTTGACCCCCAGTATGAGCAACAACAAGTCAATGCCGCTTTGCAGGCTGGGCGTGAGTCTGGGCGTGATCTAGTCAACCAACAGGTGGCTGGATACGGTGGTGCTGGTGGTTTGGGTTCTTCTAGGGCCGCTCTGGCTAACGCCAACCTTGCTAGTACACAAGAGCAACGCCAAGCCACTGCCGCAGCTTCTGCCCGTGCTGGTGTACAAGCCAACAAAGCCGCCGCCGCACAGCAACTGGCTACCTTGGGTGGTCAGAACCTTACTGGCGCACAGACTGCCGCCGCATCAAGGATTGGGTTTGCTGGTACACCTCAAGATGTGTATTCCAAGTACGCATCCGTGATCTTTGGTACACCTCAACAATCTACGACACCTAACTTTGCTGGCACACAGGGCGGTACAAGCACTGGTGGTCAAAGCGGCAAGGGTTTTGGGTTCAAGCTTTAAGGGATAAACATGACTGCTTTTACTTTTGCTGATCCAAAACAATATTCAGACTGGGCTGGATACGCTGGTTTTGACCGCAAAACAGGCGGCATGGAAGAAGCGCCTGCAAAGCAAGGTATACCTCCTCCTCAAGATTTCAACCAATATTTGAATCAAAGAATTGCTCCTGTGCAAAACATGATGTCTAACGCAGGAAATATGGCATCACAGGTTGGGGCTGGTAATTTTGTTGGGGCAATGTCTACTGCTAAAAACATGAGAGAGCCTGTTGCTCCTACTGCTCCTGCCGCTCCTGCCGCACCAATGGCACCTGCCGCTCCTGCGCCACAGCCTGCATATCAATATGAGTTTGACTTAGATGAAGATCAAAAAACAGGTTTGTTGCAAGGCCTAGGTGGGTTGAGTAACTTAGCTTCAATGGCAATGGCTTAAAAGGTGAAACATGGCATATCCTGATGACAACACAGCGGTTCTATCGCCTGTAGCGCCTCCTTCAACACCACAGCAATATTCTGGTGGCCCTGATGCCATGAAAGAATCTGTTAAGCCTGCGGTGCCTGGAGTGGCAAGCAGTGTTGCTCAAGTTACTCTTGAGTACCCAGATACTTTTAAAGCCATTGTTAACAACGTAAACAACGCAAGTAGCCCACAAGCTAGGGTTGCTTTGTCTGACGCTGTTGCAAAACACAACACAGAAACTCAAGAATATCGACCCAACCAAAAAACCCAGTGGGATAAGGTCATCGTTAACGTCCTTGGTCGCAATTACAACGAAGCATTGAAGTGGTTCAATGGCGGTGGTATTGTTGAAAAAGAAGCCCGTGACGTAAACAATGAAGTTTATTTCCGTGAAGAAAATGATTTTGGTTACACGGGGCGCATCAAAAACCGTGAAGGTAAATTTTTAACGCCAGATCAAATTAAATCTCTTGATAATCGTGGTGGCATTTTTACTGATACTGACAGAAAAGTCTTGCAAACAGCGCCTTGGGAAAACGCAAAAAACAATGCCAAATTGGCTGAACAAGGTTTGCGTAGTCAATTCCAATTGGCAACCAATGATGCCTATAACGCTGCTCGACTTGCTGGTGGTGCCAATGAGAACATTGACCAACAACTGCAATTAGCCACCAAGCTAAAGCCTGTACTCAATTACATCTCAACTCTTCCATCAGAGCGCAGACAAAAGATCCTGGGTGTTGTTAACAGGCTGAATCAGCTTTCTGGATCAACTGGAAGAACCAGTGAAACTGGGTTAAACGTCAACGCATCTGGTCAAGCTGTCGCTGGTCAGACCGCTGGTGTTTCTGGTGGCCTGGGTATGCAAGGCGCTGGAGATGGCGGTGTGCCTCCACCTGGAAGCAAGCTGTCTGCTGGAGGAAATTTAGGGGCAAGCACTTCTGCCGCTACACAAGCTGGTGTTTCTGGGCGTGAGGCAAATGTGGCGACATCGTCACAAGCCAACATGCTCCAAGAGCAACAAACTTTGCAAGCTGCCTTGGCTCAAGAGTTGCAAGGCGTAATCAAGAGTCCTGGAGAATTCCAAGACTTTATGCGCTTGCAATCTTTGAATGCCGCCAACGACATTGCTTACAAAAACATTCCAGAGCATGTCAAACCACCTACTTGGAACACTGTGCCTGACACGGACCCATACACTGGTGGTGCTGATGCAATGATCGCCAACCGTGTTAGCCAACAGAGAAACAATGCTTTGATGGCGGCATGGTCTAAAGAGTTGTATACGGCTCAAAGAGAACAAGCCAAGACTGGTAAATCATTTGATGTTGATTCATTGGCTCAAAACTTCCAACAGTCAGACATTTTTAAAGCCATCAACAACACCTTTGAACACAAGATGAGATCGAATATTGAGGGCAGAGTAATCCGTCCTCCCAAAGGGTCCTTGATGGTCAACAACAGAAACCAAATTGGCCTGTCACCAGGAGATTGATAAATGGCAACAAAATACGCTGAGTTTCCTGTTGAAGAAACCGACAAATTTATCTATGGTGGAGCGCCTGCACAAGTTCAAACGCCAGCGCCTGCACAGGTTCAAGCACAACCCGTTGGACCTGTAGCGCCTTCTGCGCCTGTTGCCAAAGCACCTAATGCAAGCGGTCTTGTTAAAAAAGTAGCCGAAGCCAACAAGCAATTGCAGGAACAAATGCCTGCGCCTCAACCTCAATCTGCCGCCAGTAATTTAGTTGGAGACATTACTAAAAACTGGGAAAGCTTGTTGCCATTAGCGGCAGGCGCTGCGGCTATACCAGCAATTGCTTGGTTAGCAAATAAAGCATTTGGCGGCGAAAATGAATCTGGCGGGAAAGCCAAAGCACCACCTAAGTCTATTGCCGACAGGACTATCCGTAAAGTTGAGCCTTTAATGGATGTCAATCAAGCGCCTACTACTGGTCGCATTGAACCTGAGTTTGGCAAACCTACTACAGAATCTGTTGTAAAAGTTTCAAAAGATCCAATTGAACAAAGGCTGTTTGAGATATCTCAAGCACAACAAGCCGCCAAAGCACAGCCTCCCATGATGGGCCAGCCTGGGTTCCAGCCATCTGCGCCTGTAGCACCCCCTTCTGTTCAATCTCTTGACCAATCTTTTGCGGCCTCTGTAGCGCCTCCTGTTAGCGCAGAGACTCCTAACCCTTACATGAATGTTGGGGCAACTCCTGCCGCACCTTCCGCACCTGTGGCACCTACACAGCCAACTCCTGCCGCCACTGAACCAAAGAAAACTGGTGGTCGCCCAACCAAGCAAGCTGTTGCTGCCGAGATGGAAGGCAAGGTGTTCAAAAAAGATTTTGGTGGTGCTGACAACTACCTTGAAAAAGAATTTGGTCCTGACATTCGTAGGTTTATGACTGATGAATTCAATCAGGGCAAGCCTTATGGTGGTGGTCAGCCAGCTATGGACAAAGCTTATGCTGACATCAAAAAGTATGACACATGGCTAAAGGAAAACATTCCAGAGCAAACATTAAACCGTACTGAACGAAAAGCTATGGGTATTCCACCACCCAAAAACTATCCAGTGTTGGGCAAAGCAATGAAGGTTGGTGGTGCCGCTGGTCTGCTTATGACTGCTGGTCAAGCCGCTAATGCTAGAGAAGCTATGGGTAATGTTGCTGAAGCGTTATTGCCTTTAGGCATGACTGCTTCTCAATTGGCCCCAGGCACTCTTTACACTCCTGAAGAGCAACGTGAATTTGCTCGACAGACAGAACTCAGAAAGCAAGCTGAACGTCAAAAGCTTGGCAGTCCTTACCGCTCAGTACCACCGAGGTAATCATGGAAGTCCAACAACTATTCAATGCCATTGTCAGCATTGCAGGGTTTCTTGCTGTCTATGTGATCAACACACTGACTAGACAGATCACCAAGCTTGAAGACAAGATCAACAATATGCCTCACGAATATGTCATAAAAGATGACTACCGTGCTGACATTGCAGAGATCAAAGACATCTTGAAGCAGATCTTCAACAAGTTAGACAACAAGCAAGACAAGCCCTAATGTGGACCCTCTCACTCTTCTGGCGATGGCGAACGGCTGTGTTGCCGCTATTCGCAAAGGGTGTGAGTTATACAAAGAGGTAAAGGGTACTGTTGCTTCTGCCCAAAAGACGGCAAAAGAAGTACAGGCAATTGCAGAAGAAGTCGGA